GTATGTTTGAATTGCCCCATACCCTTACCAAATACATGGTGTACTTTTGTCACCAAATATCTTCCAGTATAGTTCAGATCAAACTCTTCTTCAGCAGAAAGACTAGAACGATTCATAATCTCTAGTCCAATAATGTCTCCTGCTTGAACAGATGTATTGCCCGGCACCTCAACTCTTAATGTGAGTGCTGATGCAAGTTGAGCGAAACGAGACTTTCTTCTCTGTAACCATTTGTGTGTATTAATTGTATCGTATGGTGTTTCATCACCTTCGTTGTGCATAGGGGTGAATAATTCATTAGTTCTGTCTACTGACTGAACATAGAATACTGAATCTGGATACTCTGATAATTTTAGTCCATAGTCATCAGTTGCCTGTGACAGCACTGGTGCTTCTTCTGAACCACTTTTCGTATAACTGTCAATATGAACATCATCGTTGTATGACTTTACATAATCGTAATCATAGGTTTTGTATGATTTATTATACAAGTCTATTTCTAACATTTTCGATGCATACATTCCAGCACGCTGACTTGATAAAGTGTCTGTTGCAGACACCACCGAATATTTGTAAATGTTTTGTAGATTTGTTGCGAGATCTTGAACACCACTATCAGTCAATGTGTTTGGGTTTGTTTCTCTATATATCATTCTTGGGTTCTTACGATCCATCATACTGTCTAATGTTCTGAAGAAATAACCTTTGACAGTTTCGTAAAAAAGAAATGTTGGGGCAAAGTTGTATTCTTTAGATAGACTTTTTCTTGCAACCATATTGATGAAATCAAACGGGCGCATATTAGGAGCAACTATCTTGTAGTTATTAGTTGTCTCTTCATAAAATAACTCTTTCTTTGAGTTAAGTAGTTCTGGGTCACGAACAACCTTCTTTACAATATCAATCGCTGGTTCGCCCTTGTATGACTGTGCAACACGAATATGTCCATTCCTTACAATCTCAGCAGTTGTAAATGAAATGGTGTAACCCATTGCCCTGTCATTGATAAGTTGTGATGAATTGACTTTGTAGATGTAAAATGGTGTTTCTGAAAAGTCGATAGCGTTCTCTCTATCGTATACATCAGAACCATCTGGTGTTGCGAGAATTAGAGACAATTTTTCTTGTCCAATAATTTTGGCATTACCCAAAATATTATTGGTGTCAGTAAATGCAATATCACCAGTGATAGAGTTATTGAAAATATCTTCGTAGATATTAACTGAAGTAACCAGTTCACTCAAGTCGAGTTCTAGTCCACCAGTAGTATATAATTTACATTCATTAAGCAAATATTCGTTTGCATACTGAATGGATTGGGTTTCTTCACCACTCATTATTAAACGCCTTTAATTTTTTTGGAAAACTCTTTTTTCAATTCTGGGATATACTCTGGTTTAATCAGTCTAATCCTTCTTTTCTTTTCTTGCAGTCTATCTTCGTATTCATAGTTTGTGACTGCAACTGCACCGGCAGGAAGCGTTGTTGCACTATCGTTTGGTAGTTCAATTAAAAACTTTGTATCACCAGATTGTTGTGCATATTCATAATGATGAATACCATTTATATCATCATACTTTGATTTTACATAATCTTCAAATCTTTTAACTGACATAGGCCAATCCGTATACACATCAATAATATCGTTTGTCATAAGAACCAACCAATGAAGTCCTACATCACCATAATACCTATCAGCAACAAACTCTGGTGTTTGCCCGTCAAGAACATCATAGAAGTCAAACTCTACAGTCGCAGCTTTTGCTTTACTGGATACTCTAACTCTTCTTGTAATGTCCGTCATTGTTCTTAGAATATTATCACCTTTAACATCATATTCTACAGTAGGAAATTTACTAAAATACGCCATGATTAATATCCATCTCTGATACGTTCTTTGGTGATAATTTCCAGTTCCTTGAACTGAAGAGTAATCTCTGTAGAAGCGGGAGCAGTGTTAATAAAGAACTGTGTTCTATCTCCACCATATTTAACACTAACACTTTCCAACACACAAGTAGAAATTCTATTTAAGAATGTGTGTTCACCATTTTTGTGCATATATTTAATATCGAATGTTGATGGAGAAATTAGAGTTCTTTCACTACCAGCATAAAACTCAGGCATTGCATGAAATCTGAACATATTTACAATGTTTTTAATATTTTCTGATTCCTCTTCACTCTTTGGCACCATTTTGAAGTCAAAACTAAATGAGCGTTTATCAATACCATTGAACATAAGTTCTTGTCTGTTGTTTGTTATTTTACCTGTTGCAATGTTTGATGCTTGTTTTGCGCCGGTAATAACTTTACCAACTGCACCAGTTGCCACATTTTTTAGACCCTCTAATGCTCTATCTCCACTGAGAACATCACTATAATTACCACCTACAATTTTATCAATTGCACCACCTGTCGCTGTAATTGCTGAACTAATTTCTTCATCATTGTAACTTGCTGAGTGGGATACAGATACTTGGTTTGGCATATAAAGTTGAATGGATGCTGCAAGTCTTTTGGTTGGCGCTCTTTCGATTGATAGAGTAGATGATTCTCTAGATACATCAGAACCCCTACCTAGTCTTGCATTGAAACTGCCTTTTGGAAAACTAACTTTAGATTGTTCTTGCACGTTGATAAAGAATTGAACATAATGTCCAGTTCGCTCAGTGTGTCCAATATCTACTGGATAGTTAAGATCACCACCATAAACTCTTTTATAGTTATTGTTATTAATAGCGTTAGCTGCATTTCCCATCTAAATAGTCCTATAACCTGTGAAAGTATTTATAACGCATCATGTCATATAAAGGTCGATACATTCCATCCAAACCACAAAAATACAAAGGCGATTCATCTAAGATTATTTATCGTAGTCTTTGGGAGCGTAAGTTTATGGTGTACTGTGATAAGAGCGACAACATACTTGAATGGGGTTCAGAAGAGGTTATTATACCATACCGTTCACCACTAGACGGCAAACTGCACCGTTATTTTCCAGATTTCTATGTCAAAGTAAAACAGGCAGATGGTTCTGTTAAAAAGATGATTATTGAAGTCAAACCTAAAGCGCAGTGCGGCCCACCAAAACCACCATCTCGTAAAACTAAAAGATTCATACAAGAAGTTCGTACTTGGGGTGTAAACAAAGCAAAGTGGGAATCAGCACTAGAATGGTGTGCAGACAGAAATATGGAATTTAAAATACTTACTGAGGATCATCTAGGGTAATCGTATAAATAGAAGTATGACATACTTTGATGATTTACTAGAAAAGACAGGTGGTAAGGATCGTTCAGTTCGATGGTTTAGAGATAAAATCAGAGAACTAGGAACACCACCAGCAAGACAACTAGTCAGTGAAGGACTGATTAGAGGTCGGCCTGGTTTGGGTAGAATGAACTTCTTTTATTATGATGCAAAGAATAAAGCAACCCTACCATATTGGGATAGGTTTCCATTAGTATTACCTATAGAAGAATACAACGATGGTTTCTTAGGATTGAATTTTCATTACTTGTCTATTCCAATGCGACTTAAACTACTCAACGTGATTTCTGAGTATGCAACAAACGATAGGATGGATGAAACTACCAGAATTCGTTTGACTTGGAATCGCATTAAAAGAAACCCAATTGTTCGTCCTACCGTGAAAAGATACTTAGCAGATCATGTTAAATCTTCTTTCCGTGTTATCTCGGCAGAAGAAATGATGGCGGCAGTTCTACTACCAGTGCAGAGATTTGTTCCAGCAAATATTGAAAACAAAGTCTATGCAGATTCACGGCGTACTGCAAGTGCGCCTAGGAGACCACAATAATGGCAACACTTGACGAATTCACTGCAACCTTTAGTGAGAATAAAGGGCCTGCACATCTTAATAGATTTGAGTGCTTTATTCTTTCACCATATGAAGCAAATCCAACACTTGCTGCTGACAGGTTTACTTCTCTTAGAGTTGTATCTGTAACATTTCCTGGCAAGAATATAAGAACAGTAACTAATGAAACGGTTTATGGGCCCACTTATGAGATGGCACAAGGATTAACGTATGCAGAGAGTGTATCTTTCAGTTTTTACCTATCTGCAAATCATATTGAAAAAGAATACTTCTCAAATTGGGTAAACTTCATTTACAAACCAGATACATATAATCTAGAATACTACGATAACTATAAAAGAGACATTGAGTTGTATCAATTGGACAGGGGTGATAATAGAGTAGCAGGAATTAAACTCGCTGATTGTTATCCAAAAACAGTTGGAGCACTTGAATACTCACAAGACAATGGTGAAATAGGACAATTAACTGTAGAGTTTGCTTTTAGAGAACATTACATGATTGATGAATTTGGAAAACCAAAAGACAGCAGAACAGAACCAAGAACTAGCACTAGAACTGGAGGCGAAACTAGTCCAGTTCCAGTTTGGGAGTTTGGTGCTCTATAATATAATGCACAATAGGAGATAAATTATG